GGCCGCGTTAACCGCGTAGGTTTCACTCGTATCCAGGTTGAAGGCGAGCTTTACAAGCGCGGTTTCTTCACTGAGTACACTCAGGAATCAATGGACTTCGACTCTGATGCTGAGTTGGAAATGCACATCACTGAAGAAGCTGTTGTTGCAGCTAACGAGTTGGTTGAAGCTGAGCTTCAGGCTGACTTGATTGCAGAAGCTACCGCTAACGGTACTGCATACTTCATGGGTGGTACTTCTAAAGTTACTGTTGACGAAGTTGTTACTTACACTGACCTCATGAACCTTTCTATTGCTTTGGACGACAACAAGACTCCTAAGCAGACTAAGGTAATTGCTGGTTCACGTATGGTTGACACTAAGACAATCAACGGTGGCCGTGTAATGTACGTTGGTTCTGAGCTGATCCCAGTTCTGAAAGCAATGGTAGATCTACACAATAACCCAGCGTTCGTTTCTGTAGAGAAGTACGCAGACGCAGGTAACACTCTGAACGGCGAAATCGGTTCTATCGATCAGTTCCGTATCGTTGTAGTTCCTGAAATGCAGTACGACGCAGACGGTGGTGCTTCAGCAGCTGACACAGCTGGTGACGGTACTAACGGTGCTGACATCTACCCAATGTTGGTAGTTGGTGACGGCGCGTTTACTACTGTTGGTTTCCAGACTGACGGTAAGAGCGTTAAGTTCAACATCAACCACAAGAAACCAGGTATGGACATCGCTGATCTCAACGACCCATACGGTGAGAAAGGTTTCTACTCTATCAAGTGGTACTACGGCTTCATGGCATTGCGTCCAGAGCGTCTTGGTATCATCTGGACTGCACTAACAGCAGTTTAATAGGGTGACCTAACCGCAGCCACACCCCCGAGAGGGGGTGATGGCTGCATTATTTAACTAAGCACATAAGGGCTAATCCAATGACAGACGTAAACAACATTGAGGAAATGTCGTTAGAAGATGTTAAGACTGAGCTTGAATCACATGGCGTTAAGCTACACCACAAGACTGGCGAAGCTAAATACCGTGAGACACTAAAAGCAGTTCTTAGCGGCGAATACGAAACGACACCAGCAGCAGAAATTAAAAAATCTGCTCCAGCTCCAAAAGCTGAAAAGAAAGAAGAACTGACGCGTGAGCAGAAAGCTATGCGACTAGTTAGGATTGTAGTAAGTCCTAATGACCCAGTTCGATCAGGATTCCCGGGCCACATCTTTACTGTATGTAGCTCGAAGCTAAATCGAGGCCGTGCTATTAAAAAGTACGTTCCGTTTAATAACGATGAAGGCTGGCATGTGCCTCACATCATTTACGAGCAAATTAAGAATGCTCAGATGCAGAAGTTTAAGCCAGTTAAAATGCCTAATGGCGAAACAGCTATGCAGCCGTATTTAACGCGTATGTATAATGTAGAAGTGCTACCTCCTTTGACTGAAGAAGAACTCAAGTCACTGGCAGCAGCACAGAAGGCTAGAGGAGACGCGTAATGACCGTTAGTTCTGCTGATTTAACCAGCAACGTCACAACAACCAATAACGTAGTTACTGGTGATGGCGTATTTGACAATCTCATGGAGACCATTACTGCGCACTTAGAAGCACAGTTTAACGCTGGTCGTATCACCGGAACTAATTACGCTACCGTCTACCTAGGCGCAATGCAGACTGCTATGCAGTCTGCTGCGTCTTATACGTTAGGTAAGCAGAAAGCAGATGCTGAAGTAGCTTTGCTTGAGCAGAAGAAGATTACTGAGTACGTACAGACTAAATCTAGCACTACAACAGGTGCTCCAGATGCTGATTCTGTACTTGGTAAACAAATTGCTTTGTATGAGCAGCAAGCCAAAGGCTTTAAATGGAACGCTGATCAGAAGTACCTTAAGACCTTGCTTGATGCTTGGGCAATTAACACTTCAACTGCTGGCGCAGCAGATACAACTATTCCAGAAATTCTTGGCAATACGCTGAATACTACTATTCAAAACTCTGAACCGAGTTAAGTATTAAGGAGCTCAGAGTATGGGCGGCGTAGTTGATGCAATTGTAGACGTAGTAGACAGCGTCGTAGATGCAGTTGTAGATATAGTTGAAGCAGTGGTCGACCTTGTAGTCGACATTGTGGAAGAAGTAGTCGATTTCGTCGCCGATCTTTTAGGTTTTGAAGACCAAGTAGTTACTTTATTTGAAGTCCATAACCAGCCATTATTTAACACACAAAAAGACCAAACTTCGTTAAATACTATTGTTTTGGAATCGATGCTTCAAAATATTGGTTTAACTGAGAATCTTCTGTATTACGCAACTCAGCGTAATCTTAAAACCGATTTGAAAAAGCTAGTTGCGTATATCGATAACGGCAATTACATAGAAGACTTCGCGAATATTGAGTCTTTTATTTTTTACGTTAATAGCGATGAAATTGACGATACTTTAACAAGTATTGAAGGAGCGCCTGTTACAGCTATTTCAGAAATACTGTTTGGTTTAAGTATTTTTGACTGGGTTACTTATTGGATGTTTGCCAATAAGAACATGAGTATTAACACCAGTGAGTGGCAAGAGACCATTGGAGGCACTTTACTCACTTTAACTGCAGCTCCAGGTTCAGCTACGTATAACGAAAGTACTAATGACTACACTGTTCCGTCTACCTACGAAACAATTAACAATATCACCCCTGCACCAGTTAGCCCTACAGCTTCAACGTTTACTCCAGCAACTGGTGAAACAGAAGTATTCTTTACTAATATCAGCTTAGATAAAACCGAAATACCAGATAATGGGCAACTAACCCTAACTCTGGATGCGGCCATTGATATTGTTGCTACTGACGCTAACTTCGCAGTCAGCGGGGGCAACAACGTTGTTGTAACAGGCTCAGGTACTCAGCAACTTGTGGTTACTGTGGATGTAAGCGCTGCTCCTGGAGATCCAGTTACTATCTACTGGTTTGGGATTACGGGCACAACAACTACTGATGTTTTTGCCGATTGGGAGTCTGATACAGTTTACGTTCAAGAATTTGAAACTGTAACTAACACATACGAAATTACAGTTCCTACTAAGCCAGCTGGTTTGCACTATATTGTGCGTTACTACTTAGATTCAGATCCTCTAACTACTAAAATGTTTATCTATAAAGTAGGATCTGGCACGTATCCTGATTTAGACGACCCAAACACTACGATTGATATTGACGCAGATGCAATTAAAGCAATACCGCCAATACCTCTTCGGGTAAACAACACTAACTACACTTCAAGACCCCAAGCTGAAATAGACAAAATTGAGGGCATCGGCAAACACATTGGGTTAGAGATCCCTGATGTGCTTGATGCAGTAATGACTGATCCTAGTGTTGTGGGTAATGAAAACAAAGTAGATCACGTTTATTTAAACTTTGGCATTCGGTTGGCTGATACTAGCCACCCAGCTAAAAAGTACATGTACAACGTGTGCCAGAACCTGTTTCCGTCACAAGCAGTAACAAAAGCAATTTATGATGCTACGCTGTCTACAGACGAAAAACCTCAAAACAATATTCTGATTACAGCTAACGAGTACCGGTATTTATTTCAGTGGTCGTACATTACGTACCACAACTTTACTCTAGCTGAAATTAACGCTGATCCCAATAGTGACATAAACGGCTTTTACTACTCAGACTTATCTAAGTTCGATAGTAACAACGACCTAAAGTACGTGTATTTTGTCAGCTCACGTCAGGGTACGTATAACGTCCAATATTTAGCTGATAGCCCTGCTGAAGTAGACCAGTTTATTGCTGGCACACTGCCATCAGAAGCAAACTACAGCTCTACGGCTGCAGGCTGGATGCAGAGTAAATCTAAGTTCAGATGGACTACTGGAGTTATTTACGAATCAGACGGTACTACCGTATACCGAGATGACTACATTAGACCTACACTGGTTTACCAAAAACAAGGCTCAAATCTTAAGCTAGTTAACAGTATTCCTGAGTCAGTTACAGTAAACCAAGAAATTAGCTATTACCGCTGTGCTCCAGACGGAATGACGGGCTACACAATTAAAGCCCCAATTGGAGCATTTCGTGTAGTCGATGGCGCAACTGGTGAGTTCCGAATGGTCAAATTTAATTTGGCTAACGAAAACGATCTAATGTTCCCGCTGCTGTTTGATAAAATTGAGGGCCTTAGTCAAACTGAAGTAACCCAGGTATTTACAGCTGCAGCGCACGTATCAATGTACGTAGCTCACGTAGAAGTAATCGAAGTGTCATTCTGGACTAAGCTGTTAGTGGTAATTGTGTTTATCATAATTATCTACTTTGCTTGGCAGTTTGCGACTGAGTTTATGGCTGCAGTTGAGGCGGGCACTACAGCTGCATTTATTGAAGCTGCAATTGCAGATATGGCGAAGCAAATGATTATTCGCTATATCGCTCAAGAAATTGCTGGAGACAACGCTGTATTAGCAGCTTTGTTGATGGTAGGCGGCCAATTCGTAGATTTCGGATTTGGCACTACATTAGATCCTTCAGCTCTTAGCGGAGGCGACTATGCTCGGTTATTTGCTCTAGGTGCTGATGGCATGTCCAACGTCTATCTAGCTCAAGTAGACCAAGGATACCAAGATTTAGCAGCAGAGCAGGAAGCTGCAGAAACCCGTAGACGTGAGCTTACAGATCAGCTAACTAACGCTAGAAAGCTATTAGGCCCCGCCTACTCAAATCCTGCGTATGAAAACTTCGGTCTTTACACGATTGAAACAGCTTGGACTACTGAATTGACTCCCCAGTTCCCAGAAAGCTATTTAGAAACAAACGCTAATATTCGGTATGAAATGCCGTATTTGCAAATGGAGTCAAATCTGGTATTCGATCACATCTTCAATTTTGAGGAGCGGTTGTATGCTTAACAATCTAGGTATAAGATTTAGCTAATTATTTCGGAGAACTGTCATGGCAACTGACGCAAACGGTAACTATGTTCCTGATTCAATCTATAATTTCTCACTTGGGAATTATGGACTATCCACTGGCGGCACTGGGAGCAACACTACAGATTGGAAGACATGGGCTCAGCAAAATAATATTCCCCTTGTGTACAACCAGTCTTACATGCAAGGCATGAAAGATGCGCAAACACAGCTTGGCAGTTCGTATATGCCGTCTGATCGTCTGCAAAGAACCATGTATTCACCACAGCAATTTGTAAGCACTAATTACACAGGATTTGGTAGTGATTACATTGGCAACGGTAAACTGTTTGCTAGCGGCGGAGACGCTCTAGGTGCCGTAGGTGATGTACTAGGCGGAGTAGGTAGCTTAGCTCAAGCTTGGACTGCTATGAAAGGTCTAGATTTTGCTAAAGAAGCCGCTAAGACTCAGGAAGCTCAGTGGAATAAAAACTACGAAGCTCAGCGTACAGCTACTAATAACGCCATTGCTAACCAAAATGCATGGAAACTTGCGAGCGGCCGTACAGATACTAGTGCGTATGTAGGAGATTGGAGCAACGCTGCCAACCTACAGCCAGCGGCTAAAGTTTAAGGAGAGTCATCATGGCTGGCCCAATTACTTGGAAAAACGTCACACCAGTAGATTTGTCTGGTGAGGTAAATGCTTATTTACGTGCAGGCCAACAACTAGGCGAAGGTATTGCAGGTATTGGGGGAGCAACTAATCAGTTTGTTGATAATCGTGTACAGGCTCAAACTGACATGATGACAGCAGAGTTGCTCAGTGCTGGTGATGACATTAACGCTGCTAACCAAATTATTAATAAGTACGCACAAGGCACATTTGCACCTACTGCTGACTCTATTCAAAAAGCGCAAGATGAGCTCCGGGCTGTGGCTCGTTATAACGACCAGATGCTAACAAATGATCTGACTCGAGCTCGTACTCAACAGCAAATGCAAATAGCAGGATTTGACGAAAACCGAGCTAGAGCAGCTGAAAACCGAGCAGTAGAAAATCAAACTTGGCTCCGCAACGAAGAAGAGCGCAAGAAAACTAGATTTGGTTGGGATCAGACTAACCAAGAAGATAAAGAAGCTGCAGCAGACGATGCTAATACTCTTAGAGATTTAAATATTAAAGAGAAACAGCGAGAAGATGTATCTGCTGAGCAGGCAGTTGCTAACAAAACTGCATACACAAATTTAGTGCAAGCGTACAACAATACATCTGATCCGGCAGAAAGAAATCAACTGCTACTAGATGCTCAAAAACTAGCCGACCAAAACTTATGGAGTAAGTCGTTAACTGATAAGTTAGATGAATTCCAAGTTAAAGCAGCCGACTCTGCTGAGTTTACTTGGCAAGATGCTGCTACGCAGATTGTTCCTAATTGGACTGCAGGCGGCGGTGTTAATGGCGCTGCGAGTACAATGACCAACTCTCAGATTGACGCAATGGTTACACTGGCCACTGAAAACTTTAGGGCACAGAATCCGTACTTAAGTGATGCTGCTGCTCAAAAGATTTTAGAGCGCAAGTTTAAAACTTCCGGATTGTCCGAGTACATTAAAAAGCAGAAAACTGCTAACGATCGCACTACTAAGCGTGTTGAAGCTACAGCTGATTTTGCTGATAACGTTCAACAACGTGGCATTATTCAAGCAGTACAGCAAGAAGTTAAAACGTTACCTAAGTACCAAAATTTAACTGCTGAAGAGTGGGGCAATTTCACAGTTCAGTTTAAAAACCTAGAAGATAAGTTAATTGCTGAAGGTGTTACAAGTGCAGACGAGCGAAGCGCTATTATGCTGCGTGTTGCTGGTGATGCTTGGTTTAGTGATTGGGGCATGAATGAGTGGCATATACCTGGTTTTGACGGGTGGTTTGGTACTGACCCGGCAGTAGATGACTTAAGTGACACCCAAATGAAAGAGCTAATTCAAAAGTACAGCACCAGTAATAAGTAATTAAATTAAGGGTTTAAGATGGCCGATCCTAATCTTATAGAAGAGTTAGCTACTCAAAAAGCTGACATTGTTTCGGCTAAAGCTACTGAAAAACAAAATGCTTTTCAGGAAACCGAGTACTTAACTACTGGTCAAACTTCAGGTGTAGCTGATCGATTAGATTACGCTACAGATCCTGTTGTTGATACTAACGGTGAAGTGATACCTAACGTATTTCGTGCCGATGATGGCACGTTTACGTATGTAGGTGAGCAAGGAAAACGTTTTAGCGGCATTCGTGACGAGAAGTCACTTATGCAGCAAATTCAGTTAGACAAAGCGTATAAGCAAAGTGTTGACGCCCCACTAGGCGAAAACATGTTAGGTGGCGCATTAGAGTCTGCTGTTGGCATTCTTAACAAAGGCCGCAGGTTCATCCCTCGAGCTACCGGATCGTTAACGCTTGAAGAAGCGACACAGAAACTTAATGATTCATACGACCCTAATCTAAATGATGATCCGTATTCTGTACTAATTACAGGTAACGAAGAAAAGCCTGTTGAGTTTCAAATAAAGCCAGACTCAATTCAAACGTTTAAAGACATCCAGTTTGCCGAAAACTCAAACACTCCTCTAACTGAAGATCAGCAAACATTTAAAACTACACGTCAGTACAGTGAGCTAGTTAAAGCTCAAGCTGAAGTTGATAAAACATACGAAGCTTTAGCTGAAATTGCGGCTGACAGTGAAGCAATATCTAAATGGTCAGGCGACTTTGGTAAAACAGCCAACAAAATTGCATTTCAAAACCGACTAGAAAAAGACGGATTTGCTGAAGCGGTAGTTGGTACTGTTTTAAATGACACAGGCACTCTGCTTGAAATGGGTGTCGAAAGCTTACCTGCTACGTTGTTAATTGCTGCTGGTAAACACCCTGCGTCTGCTATTGCTGTAGCTGGTGTTTTAGCTGAAAACACTGCAATTGGTTACGCTGAAGAGTTCTACAAACGTAACAACCGAGCTCCAACTCAAGAAGAGCTGACTGCTTTACGTGGTTGGGCTGCCCTATCTGCTACTGGTGAAGTACTTTCTGACCGAATCTTATTAGGTAAGTTTGGTCCGTTTAAGTACATGACCGAAGCTTTGGGTAAGTCAATTAGTAAGCCTTCGTTATCTTGGCTAGCTGAGAAAGGCGCAGGTTTAGCGTTAGGTATTACTGCAGAAGGTATTTCAGGTGCCACTACTGAGTTTTCTCAGCAAATGGCAATTGAAGGCGAAGCAAACCCAGACGATATTGCATACGCAGCATTCTCAGAAGCAGCTGCATCTCCGGGTGTTGTTGCTGCTAAAACAGCTCTTGATGTGTCGACTGCTGTAATTGTTGATCAAGCTACTAAAGAGCGGTTTACTAAAGGCAATATTGACGAAAAAATTGCAGCTAATAACGCTGAGTTAGATGAGTTTGCTCCAGTACTCACAGAAGAACAGCGTGCTGCTACTCAAGCTCAGTTAGAAGCTGACCAAGCAGAAGTAGAGTCACTGGCGGATCAGCCTAATCGTCAACAGCGTGTTGATAACTTAAACCGTCGCATTAAACGCAACGAAACCAAACTTACATTTGGTCGTGATATTAAGTTTGACGCTAATACTGATGAAATCTCCGCTGACATTAAGCCACTACTGCAACGTAGTGAGCAGTTAGACGCTCGCAAAGAAGATCTTAATCAGCCAGGATTAGTAGAGAAGTTAAGTAATGTAGGCCAGCAGTCTGCTGAAGCTGTGCAGCCAGAAACTCAAGAAGCAGAAGCAGTACAGACAGCTGTAGAGACAGCTCCGGAGTACGCACCTAATAGTGAGACTGTTACTCCTGAAGCAACTCCTGAAGTAGTTCTCGACCCAAATACTCAAGGGTATGATCCACTAGCTGCAGTCGATGCACTTGTTGCTAAGTTAGACGGGCTAACTGCCGGTACTACAGAAGCTGAAAATTTACTCGCAGACATTAACTATCACTTAGAGATTGCAGGTAACTACGCATTCGGTGATCAGATTACTGAAGAAGCTAAAGAGCCTGCTATTCAGCGACTGACAGCTGCTGCTAATAAGATTAACGAGTTTGTACCTACTCAAGAAGTAGATACTAAAAAAGAAGAGGATAGCTTCCTAGATCTTACTACTCCGTTAGATCAGGTCAGCAATGAGACTAAAAACTCTATCGATCCTAATGATGATGTACAGCCGATGTCTGCCGAAGAAGCACAGGCAATGGCTAACGAATGGTTAGAATCTACTAGGTCAGACGCTCAGTCAACAGGACAGGATTATGCCCCACCAGCTAATCGTGATACTACTGCTGGCGTAGAAGCTACTCCAGGGACCATTCCGCCTCCTACTACTACAACTGTTACTGAAGGATTTTTAAGTAACCCTAACTATCAGCAACAGCAAGGTCAGACAGGGCAACGTCGTCCGGGCTTAGTGCAGATCGTTGATAGCATCAAAGCATCAGACACTGTTAGCAAGCTGAATGCTCGAGTTAAGTATTTAGAAAACTTTACTAAGAAGCACGTAGCTAAGCTGCAGGTGTACCGTGCTGCGCAACAGGCATTTGCTGATACTCAACAGACTCAAGTTATTTACGAAACTAAAGACGGCTACACATTTGCTAGCGAAAGTGCAGGGCGTCCTGATAATGCTACTCGTGTAGCGTTTAACGTAACTAACATTACTGGCATTTCTAAGGTAGTAGATGGAATTAACCGAGAAGCTAACGCAGCAATTAATGCTGTAGAGCGTGCTCGTATCTACCAACCTAAGAAAGCTGCTCAGATTAACCGTAGAGCTGCTAACACCATTGCAGAGCGTACCGGTCAAGAAAGCGTAGATCAGCGTGCAGCCAGGGAAGCTGCTGCTAATCAACCTAAACCAGATCAAGTAGATCGTGGTGACGCAGCGACGCCTGCTCCTGCGGAGCAGAGCGGCGCGGCTAATCCACAAATGCAGGCACTACAGGACCAAGTAGCTCAGTTAACTGCACTTGTACAACAACTTGTACAGCAGCAGGGTCAGCCTACTCAAACAGAAACTACTACTCCTGCAGCCACAGAAGCTGCTACAGTAGATCAAACAGCTCAGGAAGCTCCGCAGACACCTGATACAGCAACTCCAGCCGAAGCTGAGACCACTGCTGCTCCAGTTCAGGAAGAGCAAGCACAAACTCCTGAGGAAA